AAGCTATTATTGGAATTGCTGGAGAAGGTTCTGCTGTAGGTAAAGCAGTTGCAGTTGCTATGGCTATAATGAATACTAAAGAAGCTATTACTGCTGCATTAGGAGCTAAACCTTATGGTCCTTGGAATATTGCACAAGCTATTGCAGTTGGAGCATTTGGTTTTAAACAAGTAAAAGATATAATGGCTACTAAACTTCCTGTAGGAGACACAGGCGGTGGAGGAGGAGCAACTTCAGTTTCAGTTGCGGCACCAGATTTCAACGTAGTAGGTCAAGGTGCAGGTAGTCAATTAGCAGGTGTTGTTGGTGCTAGGTTTGGAGAACCAATCAAGGCTTATGTATTAAGTTCTGATGTTACTTCAGCTCAAGAGATGGATAGAAAAATAGATTCAACAGCTACAATAGGATAAATAAAACAAAATACAAATATAAAAGTTACCATATTATGAAAACAATAGAACTATATATTGATGAAGAGAACGAGTTTAGTGGAATAGAAGCTATAAGCGTTGTCGAGAATCCAGCAATAGAAGAAGATTTTATTGCACTAAAGAAACAACAAGTACAACTTGCTGAAGTAGATAAAGAGAAAAGAATCCTTATGGGAGCTGCTCTTGTACCTAACAAAAAGATATACAGAACTAATGGAGAAGATGAATATAATATCTTCTTTAGCGAAGATACTGTTAGAAAAGCATCTGAATTATTCTTATCAAGAGGTAAACAAAATAACTCAACTTTAGAACATGACGTTAAACTCAATGGGTTGTCTGTTGTAGAATCTTGGATTATAGAAGACAAGAAAAAAGACAAGTCAAAAAAGTATGGTTTTGATTTACCAATAGGAACTTGGATGGTTTCTGTAAAGGTAAACAATGATGAAATATGGAATGACTTTGTAAAAGAAGGTAAAGTAAAAGGATTCTCTATAGAAGGTTTCTTTGCTGATAAATTAGATGATAGACCAAGAGAAAGTGTAGAAGAAGACTTTGATGAAATGGAAGCTTTGTCTAAGTTATATGAAATGGAAGAAGCGTTCTTAGATTCACAAGAAGTAGAATTAGAATCTTATAATGATTATCCACAAGGTGCAGTAAACAATGCAAAGAGAGCTTTAAAGTACAAAGAAGAAAATGGTAGTTCTTGTGGAACTTCCGTAGGTTGGAGAAGAGCTTCACAGTTAGCTAATAAACAAAAAATCACAAGGTCCACGATTGCTAGAATGGCTTCATTTAAAAGACATCAACAGAATAAAGATGTGCCTTACACAGAAGGATGTGGAGGAATAATGTGGGATGCTTGGGGAGGTTCTGCTGGTATTAACTGGGCTATATCTAAACTTAAAAGGATAGATAAGAAAGTAAACAATTCAGTTACTACTTTATACTCTGAAGTTATTAATGACGACTATGCTATTATAGACGATAGATTAGCATACTCTTCTGAAGAGAAAGCATTAGAAATGGCTAAAGATATTGGATGTGAATTAATACACGAACATGAGTATGAAGGAAAGATGTGGTATATGCCTTGTGAATCGCATTCAGTAGAAGCAGGAGCTACTACCAAGAGTCCTTGTTGGGATGGCTATGAACAAAAAGGATGGCAAATGATAGACGGTAAAAGAAGGCCTAATTGTGTTAAAAAGAAATAATGAGAAGAAAATATAAAAAGACACCAAGTAGAACAAGTCCTCGTTCTTCAAGAAGAGGTTGTTTGTGTAAAGACGGAACTTACTCAAGAAAATGTTGTGATGGTTCTTTACAGGCTCAAGGAGTAGGTTCTTTGTATGGAGAAGATTTATTGCTTACTGAATCAGGAGCTTATTTACAACAAGAAAACGGTAATAATATAAAAGTATAAAAAATGGCAAAAAAAATATCACAATTAAATGCAATAACAACTATACAAGAAGATGATTTACTTGCTGTAGTAGAAGGAAGCGAAACTAAAAAAGCTGAAGTATATCAATTAGAGAATTATTTAATTCCTACTAATCTTACTATGAGTGACGGTTCTACTGTTAACTTATCAGATTCAACTTATCATAAATCTATGCTTATTAGATTAACTTGGTCTGGTGGAGCAGGTAATGCAACATTAAATTTACCTCCAGCAGCAGACAATACAAATAGATTAATGAGATTTATTTCTAATGGAGGATTCGCAGTTTCAACAAGAGTAAACTTAACTCCTACAGGTTCCGATACTTTAGACGGCTCTACAGATGCTTATGTCATAAACATAACTTATGAAGGTATACAAGTATGGTCGGATGGTGTTGAGTGGTTTGTAATACAAAAGAAAGCATAAAAATACAACAGAAAGAAAGGCTTGAAGTTATCAAGTTATACTATTAATTTAAATCAATAATATATGAAAGCTACCGACATCGTAGACAAATTTAAGAAAATCTTACTATCTGAGACTGAAGAAAAAGTCGAAGAGATAGAAGTACAAGAAGATGTACAATTAGCTGAAGAAGTTATCGAAGAAGTAAAGGATGAAGTTTCTGATGAAATTCCTGTAGAGGAAATTGAGAAAGAAGATTTATACGCTACTAAAGAAGAACTTTCTAAAGCTATTGCTGAAGTAAAAGCAATGTACGACCAATTAATGGAATCAATGAGTGATGAGAAATCACCTGAAGTTCCTGAAGAATTGAGTTCTGAAGAAGTATCAGAAGAAAGTGAAGTGGAATTATCTTCACAAGAATCAGAAGTAGAGCCTATTGCTCACTCTCCTGAGTCTAACGTAGAAAAAAACAATGTTCATTTATATGGTCAAAGTAGACCTCAGACAATAATGGATAGAGTGTTAAACAAAATATCATAATAAACCAAAAACTAAAATAATAAAAAATGGCTACTACAACTTCAATTACAAGTACTTATGCTGGAGAATTTGCTGGAAAGTATATTTCTGCTGCATTATTATCTGGTTCTACTATAGAAAATGGTGGAATTTCAGTAAAACCTAATGTAAAGTTTAAAGAAGTAATCAAGAAAGTCTCTACAAGTGGACTTATTGCTAACGCTTCTTGTGACTTTGCTGACACAGGCACAGTTACATTAACTGAAAGAATCCTTCAACCAGAAGAGTTCCAAGTTAATGTTGAACTATGTAAAAAAGACTTCCGTTCTGACTGGGAAGCTGTACAAATGGGATATTCTACATTTGACAAATTACCTCCAAAATTCAGTGATTTCTTAATAAGCCACGTTGCTGCTAAAGTTGCTGAAAAAACTGAGCAAAATATCTGGCAAGGTGTTAACGCTAACGCTGGTGAATTTGATGGATTCTCTACTTTATTAGCTGCTGATTCTGATGTTATTGATGTAACTGGTTCTGCAATTACTGCTTCTAACGTAGTTTCTGAATTAGGTTCTATCGTAGATGCAATTCCTTCTTCTCTATACGGACAAGAAGATATGTACATCTATGTATCTCAAAACATCGCTAGAGCTTATGTAAGAGCTTTAGGAGGATTTGGTGCTTCTGGATTAGGTGCAAACGGTGTAAATGCTCAAGGAACTCAATGGTGGAACAATGGTTCATTAAGCTTCGATGGTGTAAAACTATTTGTTGCTAATGGACTTGCTGATGACACTGCTGTTGCTGCTGAAAAATCTAACTTATACTTTGGTACAGGTCTTTTATCTGACCACAACGAAGTAAAAGTTATTGATATGTCTGACCTAGATGGTTCTCAAAATGTAAGAGTAATCATGAGGTTTACAAGTGGAGTTCAATACGGAATCGGAGGAGATATCGTATACAGAGTAAACGCTTAATAATAATAAATAAAGGGTGGGTTTAACCACTCACCCTTTTAATACTAACTTTTAAAAACTAATAATATGTCTTGTAATTTATCACTATATAGAACAGAACCTTGTAAAGACAGTGTTGGTGGGTTAGATAAAGTTTACTTTGTAAATTATGACAGTTCGTTATATTCAAACATTACATTTGATACAACTAACGATGATGCGATAGAGTCAATTACTGGAACTCCATCTGCATACGAATATGACATCAAAGGAGCTTCATCTTTCACACAAAACATTCAGTCTAGTAGAGAAAATGGAACAACTGCTTTCGAGCAAGTGTTAGAACTTACTTTACACAAACTATCTATTGCTGACCACAAAGAATTAAAATTACTTTCTTGGGGAAGACCTCACGTTATCATTAAAGATAACAATGGAAATTATTTCTTAGCTGGTATAGAGCATGGAATGGATGTTTCAGGTGGAACTGTTGTTACAGGTGGTGCTATGGGAGATTTAAGTGGATATACTTTAACTTTAACAGGAATGGAAAAAGCTCCAGCTAACTTTTTGGAGTCTGACCCTACTACTGTTGGATTTACTGTTGTAAACTCTTAAACATAGTACACTCTTAAACATAATAGATATAAAGCCCTTTAATTAGGGCTTTTTCTATATAAAACAAAATCAATACTTTTCAGTTATCTTATTATGATAAGATTACTTCCAAATACAGATTCTCAAACGATTAACATAATCCCTAGAGATAAAACGTCTTTGTCAAGTATCAATCTTACTATAACAGAAGATGGAACTAACAAAAGCGAAACATTAACAGACCTTACGGCTTCTGATAATGGTAACTTTGTTTCTGTATCATTAGCTTCTACAATATTGAAAGCTGAATCTGCTTATTATTTACAATTTAGTAAAGGTGGAGAATTATGGTATAGAGATAAAGCTTATGTTACTTCTCAAACAAACGATGAAGTAATACACACATTAAACGAAAACAAGTACACTCAATATGGAGCAGGTACTGAAGACGAATATATAGTAATATAATATGGAAAACAAAAATATTAGAGTAGTCAATTTATCTGGTTATGAGATACCAGAAATAAAAGAAGTCTACGGAAAACAATGGGTTCAGTACGGAGAGAATAACGACTACTTTGATGAACTTATAGATAAGTACTTAGGAAGTCCTACAAATGCTAGATGTATAAATGGTATTGTAGATATGATTTATGGTAGAGGACTAGAAGCTACAGACAGTGAAATAAAGCCTGAGATGTATGCTAAAATGAAAATGCTCTTAAAACAAAAGGATTTAAGACGTGTTGTCAATGATTATAAGATGTTAGGTCAAGCTGCTGTTCAAGTGGTCTATAACAAGCAGAAAACAGCCATTGTGAAGGTGTTACACTTTCCTATGGAAACTCTTAGAGCAGAAAAAGCTAAAAATGGTCAAATAGAGGCTTATTACTACCATCCTAAGTGGTGTGATATGAAACCTAGTGACAAACCTAAAAGAATACCTTCTTTTGGTAATGGCTCTAAAAGAGAAGTTATAGAAATATATGTATTTAAGCCATATAGGTCAGGATTCTACTATTATTCTCCAGTAGATTATCAATCTTGCTTACAATATGCAGAATTAGAAGAAGAAGTGAGCAATTACCATATAAACAACATAAAGAATGGATTACAACCTTCTTTATTAATAAACTTTAACAATGGAGTACCTAACGAAGAAACTCAAGAGCTTATTGAACACAAAATATATGATAAGTTTAGTGGCTCTTCAAATGCAGGTAAATTCATACTTACTTTTAATGAGTCTACAGAAACTCAAGCAGATTTACAACCTATTCACTTACCAGATGCTCATGCACAGTATCAGTTCTTGGCTGACGAAAGTAGAGAAAAGATAATGCTTGGTCATGGTATTGTTTCTCCTATATTATTAGGTATAAAAGACAATACAGGGTTTGGAAACAATGCAGAAGAACTTAGAACTGCTTCTATCCTTATGGATAACATAGTAATTAGACCATTCCAACAAAATATTATAGATGGTTTAGATGAAATACTTGCATTTAACAAAATATATTTAAGCTTATACTTTGTAACTCTACAACCAATAGAATTTACAGAATTAGATAACATTTCTACTAAAGTTAAGAGAGAAGAAGAAACAGGAGAGAAATTAAGCTCACAAGAAGAATTAGATTTATCAGATGAAGGTGCAGAAGACTTATATACTCAATTAGAAGTATTAGGAGAGGTTGTTTCTGATGAATGGGAGCTTGTACATACTGAAGCAGTAAAAGATGACAATGAAGAGTTTGATTTAACTAAATTAAGCGTTACAGAAGACGATGCTAATCCTGATAAAAGGTCAAGTCAAGACAATTCTGGATATAAAATAAGATATTCTTATGGTCCAGTAAGAAATTCAGAAAATAGCAGAGTATTTTGTAAAAAACTAGAAGCACTTACGACAAAAAATCTAGTATTTAGAAAAGAAGACATTACTCTTATGTCTTTTAGAGGTTTAAACAGTGAATTAGGACATAATAAGAAAAGATACAACTTATTTAAGTATAAAGGAGGAAAAAACTGTCACCATTTCTGGGAAAGAAGAGTATATAAAAAGAAAGTAACACCAAATGCCGAAGTTGAAGCTTCAGATGCTGTAAAAGATGGATTTAAGGAGCCTAAAAACCCTAAAGAAGTCGAAGTTAGACCAGTAGATATGCCAAACAGAGGTGCTTACCCAAAAACTAAATAATTATGGCACAGAAAGCACTCTTTATAACAATAAACGACTTAAAAAGAAAATCTATAATAGATGGTAATGTAGATGCTGATAAACTTATACAGTTTATTGAAGTAGCTCAAGATACACACATTCAAAACTATTTAGGAGGATTACTTTATAATAAATTACAAACCTTAGTATTAAATGGAACTATAGGTGATTCTGGTAATGCTGATTACAAGTTATTATTAGACGATTATGTAAAACCTATGCTTACTTGGTTTACACAAAGTTCTTATTTACCTTTTGCTATGTATCAAATTAGCAATGGAGGTGTATTTAAACATAGAAGTGAAAACTCAGAAACTATTTCTTTAGAAGAAATGAGAATGATGTTAGCAAAAGTTACTGAAACAGCAGAGTTCTATACTAGAAGATTTGTTGACTACATGGATTATAATAGCACTTTATACCCAGAATACGTTTCTTCTACAAACGGAGAGATGTACCCTGATAAAGATGTTAATTTTAATTCTTGGGTACTTTAATGAGAGATAAAAAGATAAAAACATATAAACCAAAAGAAAGCAATGTAGTTAAGCTAGATACTTTCTTACAAAAATTAAACAAAGATGGCAAACACAATAGACTGGGCAAAGATATACTGTAGCACTGAATGGGGTGATACAGCAAACGAGAGTACTTTACATATTGATTCACAACCAACTTGTTTTGAATAATGGCTACACTTTCAGGAAATAAAATAAAAGATACTTATCAGTCGCTTGTAAAGTTCTCTGATAATGGAAACATAACAACTTCAGCTAAACAATTAACTGATGGTTTTGGTAATAACTCACCTATGTTTGTATCTACAACACAAGTAGGAATAGGGGTAACACCAGAATCAGGATTAAATCTTCACGTCTTTGGAGATGCTAAAATAGGTAGCAATCTAACAGTCATTGGAAACTTAGTAGTTGAAGGAAGCACTACAACAGTAGGAACAGATACATTAACGGTAAAAGACCCATTAATTGTATTGGCAAACAACAACACCTCTACAGACGCAGTTGACATAGGTTTTTATGGCAAATATACTCCTTCAGGTACTACACTATACTCAGGACTGTTTAGAGAAGCTCTAACAGGTAAATACAGATTGTTTAAAGGATTAGAAGATGAACCTACTACAACAGTAAACACAAGTGGAACAGGATATGCTGTAGCTACGTTAGTTTCTAATTTAGAAGGAAACGTAACAGGTAATATCACAGGTAATGTTACAGGTAATCTTACTGGTAACGTAACTGGAAATGTGACTGGAGATTTAACTGGAGATGTTACAGGAGATGTTACTGGTGATTTAACAGGTAATGTAACAGCAACTTCTGTATTAGCAGATGGGGTTACAGCTACTACTCAATCAGATGGAGATAATAGCACTAAAGTGGCTACTACTGCTTATGTAGATACTGCTATTGAAGGTCACGATACATTAGCCGAAGTACTTGCAGGAGGTAATACCTCAGGTGCTAATGATATTATAATGGCAGATAGTCAGAAAGTAAATTATGGTACTGATTCTGATTTACAAATATATCACGATGGAACAGATGGTTATGTTCAAAACGGAACAGGTAATTTAATTATAGAACAAACTACAGACGATGCTGATATAGTATTTAAGAACGATAATGGTAGTGGAGATACTATAGAATACTTTAGAGTAGATGGTAGTGAATCAAGAGTAGTTTATGGTAGGTCAATTCATATGGCTGACAATGTTAGTGTGTTTTTAGGTAACGATGACGATGGATTAATTAGATACGACTCTACTGCTGATAAAATATTATATACAGGCACAAGTCAATTTAGTAATGATTTGACTGTAGTAGGAGATTTTACAGTAGATACAGATACTTTGTTTGTAGATGCTTCAGAAGATAAAGTAGGTATAGGATTAACTAATCCTGCTGATTATAATGCTGATGAATTAGTTATAAGCGTACCTGACGGAAGTGGAATGACTTTAGTTAGTGGAACTACAGATGCAGCTTATATAGCGTTTGCTGATGCTACAAGTCAGTTAAATAATTACATTGGATTTGACCACAATACTGATACAATGTCTATCAATAATTTTGGTGGTGATATTAATTTTAGTACTGGTGAAGCTGTAACTCAAATGGGTATTAGTAGTTCAGGAGTAATTGTTAAAAATGATTTTATAGCAGGAGATTTAGGTGACCCATATTTATTATCTGCTGACGTAAGTACTGCTACTGTTTATGTAGTAGGAACTTTAGATGCTACTGATATTACAGTAGGTGATGGTCATACTATTGGTGATGATGCTAATGACAACTTATTAATAAAAAGTTCTGCTGCTGAAAGCATTATTATTGATTCAGAAGATGAATTGTTTTTTAGCACAGGGAATGGACTTAATACAAGAATGTCAATTGGCAGTACTGGTATTGTTAAAATAGGTACTGGTACTTTATTTACTCCAAGTGCAGATGCAGACGATTTAATAATTGATAGAGGAGCTGGAGTTGCAACTGGTATTACTCTTGCTGCCGCTACATCTGGACAAATAAATTTTGCCACTTTTACGGATAACGATAAAGGTTCTATATTATATAATGGTGGAACAAATTATATGCAGTTCAAAACTAACGGAACTGAAAGGATGCGTATAACAGGTGTTGGAAATATAGGGCTTGGAGGTAATACTAATCCACAACAAAAAATTGATATTGCTAATGGAGGAATACAGATACAAGGGTCTATTAACACACCAGCATCTGGTCAAAGAGGGTTGTTTTTACATTATCATTACAGTTCAGGTGATGCTAGGTATTTATCAAGAGGTGCTGATAATACAACTAGAGGAACACATACTTTTTATTCACAAGAACTTGATGGAGGTAATGAAATTACCCCTTTAGTAATAGACAGTTCTGGAAACGTAGGAATTGGAACTGATTCACCTGCAAAAAAACTTGAAGTAGCCACAACAGGAATTAATCAATCATCAACTATAAGAATACAAGGAACAGATGGTAATGGTAATGGTCATCCTTTAGATTTAAAAATGGATGGTGCTGCTGATAGTTTCAGTATTTTAATAGGACAAGGAGGTGGAGCAACTCCATCTACAGTTTTATTTAATGGAAATAGAAATGGAAACGTAGGAATTGGAACTACTTCGCCTGAACAAAAATTACATATACATAATTCAGCAACACTAACTGCTACTTATCAAAAATTTACAAATGGAACAGCTACAACGGGTACTACTTTAGGTATAGATGCTGATGGAGATTTTCTTATAAATAATGGTGAAGCAAAAGAAATTAAATTATATACAAACGACACACAAAGATTAACAATAGACAGTTCTGGGAATGTAAAAATAGGAACAGGGGTTATAAATCCTTCTATTGGTGGTGATATTGCAATAACTCAAGGTGCTATAGGTTTAAGAATTAATGATGCAGCTTCTGCAATAAGCCCAACTACTGCTACAGCAAACAACGATAATGCAGTTGATTTAGGAGTTTCTAATATTAGGTTTAGAAATCTCTATATGGGTGGAAATGGAACTTTTGGAGGAAACGTAGGAATCGGAACTACATCGCCCGCACATAAATTAGACGTACAAGTTTCAGGTAATGTTGCAAGATTCGGCGATGGTACAAGATTTTTTAGAGTATATACTGATAGTGATGAAGTAAGTTTGCTTGCTGACGGAAGTGTACCAATGAAATTTTATACTGGGGGAGCAGAAAGAATGCGTATAGATAGTTCTGGAACTGTACAAGTAAGAAATACTACACCTACTATTCAATTGTATAACACTGATGATGGCCTAGCGCTTAACCAAACTTTAGGAGATATTGACTGGTATCA